TCTGCTTTCGCCTGTGCTTCCGTTATCTCCCGCAACCGTTCCACTCTCACATCCGTAACTTTAAGCCAGATGCGTGCAGCTTCTTTCGGCATGTGGATGGATGGGTGCCATCCAAAACCAGCAAAATTTAGGCTTTCTAACTTGTATTTGTCGCAATCAGCCTTGTACATTGTCAGTCCAGCATAATCCATCCATGTTTCTCGGACATACAGAATATCGCCCGGCTGATACGGTGGCTTTACATACTTAATAGAACCGCCGCACTCATCAATGCCAAATCCAAAGCATCCTACCTCTTTCTTTTCTGTGCTGTCTGTAACAAAACCGAGCGGAAATGTATGCTTTCCGTCTGGCTGAGGCTTTACTAACCGCCGAGTACAACTCTTTCTCCCTTCCAGAATTGCTCTCACCATCTCGGTATGGAATAAAATAGGTTTAATTGCCATCTACTCCACCACCTTTCGTAATCTCGATTGCTTTATCAATAAAATAATTTGGGTCATAATCTTGCAATGGGTCTTCACATTCTTTTCTAAGTTCTTCCAACTGCTCCACAACCTTGTCTACATCATAAGCTGTCGGTTGCCTTCGTATTAATTCACACCACAAATCTACAAGTGAATCTGTACAATTTTTTCTTGTAAACTCTTCAAATACATCTGCGTCAATCAATCTCATTCTTCATCACTCCAATCTAATTTTTGACCGCAATTCCAACAAAACATTGTATTCTGCCGTTCGTTCATGTATTTTTCTAAACATACATTTCCGCAAGTAGGGCATACATAAGCATATACTCTTTTTAATACGCCTCTGTACGAATCGGTTTTTCTCGGCTTCCTTGGTATCTGTTTTTTAAGTGCCTGTACTGCCATATCACAAGCCTTTATAAAACTCTCAGCATAATAAAATTCTAGTATTTCTTCTGAACCTTTTAATTCCTTTATCCACTCTAATGCTTCACTCTCTTTCATATTATTTCTCACTTTCTAACAACTTTGCATTGTCAATAATGTTGCCGATAACAGAACATTCATCTAAAACCTCATAACTTTCGGCTGATAGTTTGTTTGTCACTTGAAAAGAAATTGTTCCCTCCTGATAAACATCTCTCCATCACACCAGAAGTAATCTTCCGCTGGCATGTAGTTCTCTATAACTGTCTTATTGTTACATGTATATGTTCCGTCTGCTGCCACACTCTTAGAACATTGCTCACAGCAGGTATACTCACATAGGTGTTTATGTCGTCTTCTGCTCATCCGGACACCTCTCTATCTCCACTGCAATACCGTCTTTCTTTGTTATTTTCCACATAATCGTCTCCTTCTACTTTCTCAAAATAAAACTTCACATTATCCGACATATGCTTTACTATACCAAACCGCTTCGCCACTTGATAAGGTATGCTGTCAC